GTTGCTTCAACTGACCAGTGGGCAGCAATCATGGGCTACGCAGATGACAACAAGCGTCCTCTCTACGCAGCAGCACAGCCACAAAACGCGGCTGGTGCAGTTTCACAAGGTTCAACAGTTGGCAATGTGCTTGGTGCAAACCTTATTGTTGATCACAACATCACAGCATCAGGCGTTATCGATGACTCAGCGTTCCTCGTAGCTCCAGGTTCTGTTTATACATGGGAATCACCAACAACTAACCTTCGCGTGAACTTGCTTGGTACAGGTCAGATTCAGATTGCACTCTACGGATACCTCGCAATCTACGTCGGCAAGTCAGGTAAGGGCGTTCGTCGCTTCAACCTCACATAAGCAATACCCTAAGTCGCTTAGAGGGGCTGCCAGAGCCCTTGCAGTCCCTCTAAGTCTTTAGAAAGGAAAACAATGAGCATCACCACAGTTGCAGAACTCAAAGCAGCTCTTGGCGTTGGAAGTCTTTATTCAGACTCAACACTTCAAGAAGTTTGCGATGCCGCTGATGACGTCTTGTTGCCTTTTCTATGGAAAAACGAGAACTACAACGTAGGTCATAGCAACACTACAACAGAGGGAACTCTTTACTTTGAGGAATCAGTTGTAGGGACTTACTACGTTGGTCAGTCAGTAACAATTACTAAAAATGGCTCACCTTTCAACGGCACTAAGACAATTACTGGCGTGGGCGATTACAGCATTACCTATGCCGTTACTGGTACCCCAACTGCTACTGAATATCACCCAGTCGTACCTTACGGTGTCGTTTCAGGCGTGACTCAAAATACTTACACAACAATCCCAGCAATTAGAGAAGCAAGTCTTATGATCTCAATCGACATCTGGCAGAGCCGTCAAGCTCCTTCATCTGGTGGCGTTTCAATCGATGGTTACACGCCAAGCCCTTATCGTATGGGCAATACACTTCTTGCTCGCGTTCGTGGATTGCTTGCTCCATATCTAAGCCCTAACTCAATGGTGGGCTAATGGCAGCAATAACAACTCTCCGTACAACGATTGCAACGGCACTTCAGGACGATACAAAGTATTCTGTTTTTTCGTTCCCAACCTCAACAATTATTGCCAATAGCGTTGTCGTAGCTCCTGCTACTGGAGATTACCTAACTCCTAACAATAACCAGTACGCAACGATTAGCCCAATGGCTCATCTGGAAATTCGCATGTATGTACCTTTGCTCGATAACCAAGGTAATCTTTCTGGTATCGAGGACATGATGGTTGCAGTCTTCAACAAACTAGCAGCATCAACCCTTAGTTTTAATGTGGGCTCGGTTACAGGTGTTGGCTCTCTTGAGACAGCAGCAGGTGACTTTTTAACCGCCACCTTAAATATCTCAATACTCACAGAATGGAGCTAGACATGACCGATTCATCAAACGCGGCTTGGCTTGAACGTATTGGTCAAGTTAAGCCAGAAGTAACAAAGCCAGCTACACCGACAAAGAAGGAAGAAGAATAAAATGGCACAATTCATCAACAACAAGGTCGGCGTTAAGCTCGGCTCAGCAGACCCAGCAAACATCGACTTGAGTGCATATTGCACTGGATTTACTTTGAACCGCGCATTTTCAGAAATTGACGTGACTGCAATGGGCGACACAGGAGTGCGCCAGATTGCTGGATTAGAAACTTCAAATCTGACTATCGAATTTATCAACGACAACGCTGCATCAGCAGTGCTTCAGACACTTAACACACTTCTGGGGACAAACGCTTACTTCAAGGTTGCTAACGATAAGACAGCAGTAGGATCAGCAGCAAACCCATTTTTTAGTGGTCTTTGCCTGATTAACAACATTACTCCAATTAACGGCGCTGTAGGCGATCTCAGCACACAGTCTGTTACATTTAACGTATCAGGTGCAATCACAAAGACTGAAACTGGTACTTTCTAACATCTAATTAAAGGGGCTACAAATGGCAAAATTAAAAGTAACAAGGGCTGATGGTCAGGTACAAGAGTTTGAAATAACTCCTGTAATTGAGTATGCCTTTGAATTAAGCCGCAACAAGGGATTTCATAAAGCACTTATGGAAGACCAGAAACAGAGCGACGTGTATTACCTTGTTTGGGAATGTATCAAACGCTCTGGAGAAACAGTTGTACCTTTTGGGGAAAAGTTTTTAGAAACTCTTAAGTCTGTTGAGGTTCTAGAATCTGACCCTTTGGAATAATGGATCGGAACTCCGTAACATACCTAGCAACTCGCTTGAGTTATGAGTACGGAGTTCCCTTCCAGTCCATTATAGATTTACCGCCCATGGCATTTAAGGCTCACATAGAAGTATTGACAGACTTAGGGAAGGAAAGACGTAATGGCAGTAAAAATAGAAATACGCGGTAACGCTGACTTTCGCCGAGCATTGCGTCGCTTCACTCCAGACCTTGAAAAAGAATTGAAAAAAGAACTTGCTGCTGCCTTGCGTCCAGTTGTTAAACAAGCAAGAGGATTCGTGCCACAGGATTCTCCTATGAGCGGCTGGGCTGGGCGCTCCTTTAGTGAAGGCAAGTTTCCTACTTACAATGCTGCCACAATTATTAAAGGCATTACTTACAAAACTACACCTAGCGCAATCAACGAAAATGGATTTACCTCCATGGCTAGTATCCAGAATAGAAGCCGAGTTGGAGCAATCTACGAAAGCGCTGGTCGTAACGGAGATCAAGGTCAGCCTTGGGTTGGTGCTAAAACTGGCAGCAAGAGCAACAAGGTCAGCAAGTCCACAAACCGAGGCGCTGGCGCTCAGTTCATTAAGAACCTTCCACCTCTTACCTCAAGCCTAAAAGGTCGAGGACGTTTGATTTATCGAGCTTGGGCTAATAGCCAAGGCAAGGCAGAAGGCGCTGCATTAAAGGCAATCGACACAGCGATCAACAAGTTTGAAGCTGTACAGTCTAAGGGCGCATTGAAGGCGGCTGCATAATGACATTCAGAGAAGAAATTTTACTTGCTTCAAAAGCCGATACCCGTGGATTTAAGGTAACTGAATCTGCTGCTGCAAAACTTAACAAGCGCATTAAGAGCTTGGCTATTACTTTTGGTGTTGCTTTTAGCGTTAAGAAAGTTCTCAATTTTGGCGTAGCAGCTTCTAAGGCTTTCATTCAAGACCAGAAAGAAGCCAACCGTTTAAGCATTGCTGTTAAGAACCTTGGCTTAGAACTATCTAACCCTGCCATCAGTTCTTACATAGACAAACTTTCTAAGGCTTCTGGGGTCACAGACGGAGAACTCCGTCCAGCGTTCCAAGCTCTATTGACCACAACGGGATCGGTTACAAAGAGCCAAGAGATATTGGCACAAGCGATTGACGTATCTGCTGGAAGTGGCATCGAACTTACTCAAGTTTCTCAGGATTTGGCAAATGCCTATATTGGCAAAACTAAAGCCCTTACAAAGTACAACTTAGGTTTATCAGCAACGGAACTGAAGACAATCAAGTTCACTGATCTTCAGAAGAAACTAAATGAACAATACGCAGGTGCTAACGCCGCATACTTAAATACCTACGCTGGAAAGATGCAAGCCCTTGGCGTAGCGGCAGGAGAAGCCTCTGAGACCATTGGTGGGGCTTTAATTGACTCCCTTATGAGTCTTAGTGGCTCAGCGACAATAACCGACTTGATTGGTCAGATTGACACCTTGGCTGAAAAGACAGCAGGTTGGATTGACCAGTTCACAGAAGGTGTCTTGGAAGTTCAAGCCATTGCTAAGGCTGCAAACGGTATGGGCATTTTGGGTCTTGTTATTAACAGAGATCAACTAGCACGCGATATTCAAGCGGCACAGGTTGATGCTTCCAATAAGAAACTACGCCGCACTAATATGAAGGCGTGGGAAGGGATTAAGACCCCTGACCAAATTGCTGCTGAAAAGAAAGCAGAATTGGCAGCAGCCAAGCGAGCCAGAGACATGGCTAAGGCGACTGAGAAGAACACGGCAGAACTCAAGAAGCAAGCAGCTCTCAAAAAAGCTGGCACTGTTTTTGATAAAGAACAGATTAACCTTATTGCTGCATTGAAAGGTAAATTGTCAGAAGACGATACCCTTCGAGCACAGGCTCAACTGGCATTGCTCAACGACAATGATGTGCTTGCTACACAGCTTACAAAGCAAATACTCATGGCTCAGGATTCTACAGGCAAGCTCTACCAATACTTTTTAAGCATCGGTGACACAAAAATCAAAAATCCTTTTTCTTTCTTAGACCAATGGGTTGTAGATTTTCAAATGAAATTAAACGCTTTGAATATTCCAGACCTTTCTAAAGCAAGCACTTACGCAGGTGGTATGGATCCAGCTTTGGCTGCTATTGGCGTTATTGCAGGCTATGGCGACTACTCAGGCTCTACAGCAAACCAATCTCCTAAAGATATTCTTAATGGATTAGCAGGAATGCAATCAACTGCTGGTTTTGTTTCAACCGCGTCCGCTACTGGCATGGACGTTAAGGTCTATGTATCTGGCTCTGTAGTCACAGAACAAGAACTCGTAGATGCAATCCAGACTGGTCTAAGATCTAATAGCCTTTCAGGTTCTCCGTCTCAGATTGGTCGCATTGCTGGAATGTTCAGCTAATGGCACTACCAGCACAGATAGCAGTCAGCTTTGACTTTTCCAACGGCGCAACTTTTGGCTATAACGGCTTTGTTATTGGCGATGCTAAGTATGGAATTTTAGGAACTAACACTTTAGGAGACTCTACTTCTCCAGAACCTACGGTTGATTTAACTCCTAACGTATATCAAATAAGCATCGTTCGCGGACGCAGTATCCAACGTGACCAGTATGAAGCAGGTACTTGTACTGTGCGTGTTTATGATCCTTTATCTTACTTTTCGCCCCAGAACACAGCCTCACCGTATTATGGAAAACTTGTACCGCTACGCAAGTTGCGTGTCTCTGCAACCACTAGCACTACACAAAAATACCTCTTTAGCGGTTATGTAACAGACTACAAATATTTTTATCCTACTGGGCAAGAAACAGCTTATGTGGACATTGTATGCAGTGATGCTTTTAGGTTGTTTAACCTTGCCAATATCACTACCGTTGCAGATTCAGGAGCTTCACAAACAACTGGCACAAGAATTGGCAAAATTCTCGACCAAGTATCTTTTCCTTCTTCTATGCGTACCATTGCGGCAGGAGCAAACACTTGTATTGCTGATCCTGCAACTTCTCGGACAAGCCTTGCAGCTATTAAGAATGCAGAATTCTCAGAGACGGGCGCGTTCTATATGGACGGATCAGGCACAGCCATATTTAAGTCCAGAGCACAGGTCATGGCTTCACTTGCCGCTACACCCACAGCCTTTAACCAAACTGGCGGCATACCGTACAAAAACCTTAAGTTTAGTTTTGACGATAAACTCATTATTAACCAAGCGAATCTTACCCGTGTTGGTGGTACTACTCAGGTGGCTACAAACCAGACCTCCATTGACAAATACTTTCCTCATTCAGTCACACAGGCAGACCTTGTAGCTGAGACAGATACCATCGTTTCAAACATAGCCAAGGAATATGTCGCCACAAGGCAAGAAACCACAATCAGAATCGACGAGCTTCAATGCGACTTGCTAGATCCAAACGTACCAACCGACACAATGATTGGTCTGGATTATTTCAGCAATCTGCTTATCACTAACATTCAGCCCGATGGCTCAACCATCGTTAAGAATCTGCAATTCCAAGGCGTTAATTGGTCAATCACGCCAAACAAGATGACCTGCACAATCACGACACTTGAGCCCATCGCGGATTCGTTCATTGTGTCAAGTTCGTATTACGGTATAATCGGCACATCTACATTGGGTTATTAGGAGATATAAATGGGAATTTCAGGCTTTCCGACAGCAACAGGAGACGTGCTAACTAGCACCACGGTCAATGCCCTAACTGCGTTCGGGGTTAATTCAGACGCAACAGCAGACTACACAGCAGTTTTAGCGGATCAGTATCAAGCCCTAATTCCTATGAACAAGGCGACAGCAGTAGCCTTCAAGATTCCAACCAACGCTTCTGTAGCGTTTCCAGTAGGCACGGCAATCACAGTCCTTAACAAAGGCGCAGGAACAGTAACAATTTCAGCAGTTACCTCAGGCACTACTACAGTCCTTTCAGCAGGTGCGACTGCAGCTTCTCCCACTTTGGCTCAATACAAGACAGCAGTCTGCATCAAGACTGCTACAGATACTTGGTATGTTGTAGGAGCTATCGGATAATGATTGGCTGCATAACAGCAGGAGTCTTTGGTTCTCCAATCCCACCTGCAACAGTAACGGGTGGAACTCTTTATACATCTGGTGGTTACAATTACAGAGTTTTTACATCTAATGGAACCCTGTCTGTAACAGGTGGAACAATTACGGGAGATATTCTTGTTGTTGCTGGCGGCGGTGGCGGCGCCGCAGACCGTGGCGCTGGCGGTGGCGCAGGTGGTTTATTAGGATTTGCTTCTCAAAGTCTTAATGGAAGTTATACGGTCACAGTTGGATCTGGCGGAGCTGGTGGCGCAGGTGGAAACAATAACAATGGAACAGTTGGTAATGATTCACAATTTGGCGCATTAACACTTGTTAAAGGCGGCGGATATGGCTCTGCAGGAGATACAGGAACAGGCGGAGCTGGTGGATCTGGCGGCGGAGCTGGCGGCGGCGGAGTTTCTGGTTACGCCGGCGGTGCTGGAACTTCAGGTCAAGGAAATAACGGTGGTTCTGGTTCAGGTTCAGGTTATCGCGCACCTGGCGGTGGCGGCGGCGCAGGAGCCGTTGGTGGTAACGGAGCAACTTCAGGAAATCCAATTTCCGGTTCAGGCGGAGTTGGTTCATCTTCTTATTCAACATGGGGATCAGCAACATCAACTGGTCAAAATATAAGTGGAACTTATTATTACGCCGGCGGTGGTGGCGGTGGAAAACAAAATGATTATTCTAATGGCGCAGCTGGCGCAGGTGGTTATGGTGGCGGTGGCGCAGGAGCAACAAGTTCTGCTACTGAAAATGCTCCATCTGGCACAGCCAATACTGGCGGCGGCGGTGGTGGCGGCGCTAATTTGCCACGCGATTTTGGCGGCGGTTCTGGCGGTTCAGGTATTATTATTGTGAGGTACGCCGCATGAGTCACTGGGCTGAATTGGATTCAAATAATGTAGTTATTCGTGTTCTTGTTGGTGACAATAACGACCCAGCGGGCGACGAAGGTTATTCATGGCTTGTTGATAATCTTGGTGGAACTTGGTTAAAAACTTCATATAATGCAGAAACCAATGGTTTTAGATATAACTTTGCAGGAATTGGCTACACATACGATTCAATAAATGATGCTTTCATTGCTCCTGCTCCATGCGAACATGACACTTTAATTTTGAATAAATTAAAACGATGGGAGTGTGCTAGCTGTGAAGCCAATCTTATGCAAAGCAGGACAACAGCTTAGACTCCAAGTCGATGATAGTTACCCAGATAGAGATCGCACCTCAGACGGCTGGATTGGCGACACACGTCATCAAGCAAGTGTTTCTGACCACAATCCTGATGCAGCAGGTATCGTACGAGCGATTGACGTTGACAGGGATTTATCTGGTAAAGCCAAGCCAGACCTCATGCCTAACCTTGCAGATCAGATACGACTCTGTGCTCGAGCTGGCGATAAGAGAATCTCTTATGTCATCTTCGATGGAAGAATCGCATCGTCTAAGAAGGCTTGGGCTTGGCGTCCTTACGATGGGGCTAATAAGCACAATCATCATTGCCATATCAGCTTTACTCAAGCGGGCGATACAGACAATAGTTTCTTTAATATCCCAATGATAGGCGGAGCAGCATGAATATGAAAAACCCTTATGTAATGTCAGTAGGAGCGTTCCTAGCAGTATGGGGTACTACCTCTAACTTTGCTCTGGATTACCGAGCAATCCTTGGTTCACTTGTCGCAGGTGTATTCGGGTACGCCACTCCTAAAAAATGACAGCAGTAGATTATGCTGCTTGGGCTGTGGGTGTTGTCACTGTTCTTGGTGGTGTGGCTTCATACACGCAATTCATGATTAAGCATTATCTGACAGAGCTTAAGCCTAACGGCGGCTCTAGCATTAAAGATCAGGTCAATCGTCTTGAAGTGCGTGTCGATACAATAATCGAGATGTTAGGTAAGTAACACTTATCTCATGGCAAGAACAAAGAAGGTCATTGACCTAGATGCTTACTCAGCTCTAGACCAGTATTGCATTGCTCTGCACGTTTATTACACCAGTCTGCGCAAAGCTGGCTTCTCTACTGATATGGCTTTCTGGCTTCTACTAGATCGTGAGTCCTATCCTGACTGGATTCTGCCAGTCAAGCCCATCGAGAAAATATCGGGTAATCCCTACGAGGACGATGACGAGGACTGATGAAGAAAATCGTAATCCTGAGCGACTTGCAAGTTCCCTTCGAG